ATCAGGGTCTATAAATGCCATTATGAAATCAGGCATCTGACCCATAATAGGTCCTGTCAACTTCTCACCCGACTCTAACTTCCCTAAAACATCCTCTAGTTTAGCAATGTTTCCTGCTGTATCAGCAGCAGCACCACCTGTCCACTTAATATAGTCATCTGCGAATCTTTCGTCAATCTTCTTCCAACCAGGTGTCATCTTATCACCATTAACATTAACTGTAGTTGATGCGCCACCCAAAACCCCTGCATCTTTCAGTTTTTCAAATTCTTCAGGGTCTTTATTGTATAAGTCTAACTTCTCTTGGAATGCTGATGGTGCTTTAAATGCAAGCGCCCATGCTGTCTTGCCATCTAAAGCGCCTTTTTCTACAGCGTCTGCTAAATCACTTCTGCCCATCTTTCTAAGCTGTCCTGCTGTCTTATTGGAGACTTTATTCTTTCTAAGAGAGGTTAATTTACTCTCCATAGCCTTAGCAAGACCTGCGTCAGGATTAAGTCGCATTGAGTTAAGACCGATAGCAAGGTTAGCTATGTTCTCTTCATTTCCAAACCAATCGCCAATACCATCGCCCATCTTACTCATGAAGCCTTGTTCTTCTTCAGGAGCTACGTATTCTTCACCTGTAGTATTGTTTGGTGTTGAAGCCATATCCCAAGCAGTAGGAGTAGATGCTCCCATGCCTTCAGTATTAACAATTGATGGTTGACCCATATACACATTCTGTCTTTGTGATTCAGGAATTTGTTGTAGTGACGGAGCTGATGGGTTGTTCTCAAATTGACTACTTGAGAATGTAGTACCATCATCGTATGGAATAGATTGTTGTTGTGGTATTTGTGATTGCTCTTCGTTACCGCCTATAGCGCCTCGAATCATATCCCATAGTGTTTCTGCTCTTTGTGCCATAATGTATTCCTATTTAAAAGTCGAACAATCCGTTCATTTTATTACTTGCCCCACCCATGCCTAAGCCTTCTAATAATTTAGCCTTTTTAGCGGCTTCTTCAGCTTTTTTAATAGCATCTTCTTCAGGGGTTGGGTTGAATTTCTTATGTAAAGCCGTACCAAGCGTTGCCATTTCCTTCCCATACATACCCATACTATTATCTTGTTTAGCTAGAGGTATCATTTCAGGAGCTGTTGCAGGCTGTTGAGGAAATCCTAAGTTTGGCTGTTGAGTTTGTTGAGGTTGTTGGTTCATGTAGTTGCCAAATAACATCGCAAAGTCTTGGTCAGTTAGACCTCCCTGTGCCTGAGCATTTTGTAATATCTGCTCTAGGTAGGTCATTATCTTAACTCGCCATACTTAACAGCGTAGTAACCATTATCCATCTTAACAACCGCATTAGGGAATAACTCTTTAGCTTCTTGAGCAATAACACCAAGTGTGTGATTCATGTCAGCGCCTAATTCTTTAGCGCCATCAATCCATTCCCACTTGTAGATATTTAGACCTGATTTAAGCTGACCCATCTTAGTGATGTTTTTCTTTAATCTTTTGTCTGATGCGTATGCTGTTGCTGCTAATGTCATATAGTCAAATAGACCAGGGTCTTTGCCTGTAGTTTGTGATTGTGGAGTTGGAGATGCGCCAATAGCTTGAGATACATAGCCAAGTGAGTTCTGTGGCTGTGCCGTGTATCCTTGGAATCTTTGCTTACTTGAGTCAATAAGAGCCTGTTGCATTGCTTGCTCTTGTGCGCCTTGTTTAGCTAGGTTGTTAGTGATGGTCTGACCCATGCCGAAGCCTAGGTTAGAAATATCAGCCATCTGACCTGAAGCGCCCATTAGTTGTTGATTGCCTGCTAATCCTGCTTGTTGGTTCGCCAACGATGCTTGCATTTGACTTGATATATCGCTTTGTGCAGCTTGTTGTGCTTGAGCATAACCTTGTTGTCTTAGACCTGCTGATGATTTAGCTAGTTCAGATACTGTATCTCTGCCTAATTCACCCATAGCAATACCATGACGTGAGCCACCGAATGCTTGACCTGCTTGAGCTTGAGCGCCTAACATATCCATACCCATATTAGCACCACGTAAGATGTCAGCTTCATTAGCTTTAACTACGTTGGTTTCATAAGGATTCATGTAAGGTGTCATCTTAGTGCCTGCTAACTGACCTGCTGTAACTGTGCTTGGTGTATATCCCATCGCATTTGCAGTTCCTAGACCTGATGCTTCCATGCCTTTTGCTGCTGCTGTATTTACGTTTCCTGCGCCTGCCATAATATTCTCCTAAACGAACAGTTTGTTATATTGATTGACATCAGCACCTTGCTTTGCTTTCGTCTCTGCTAACGCTTGCTCGTATAATGGCATTCCACTATAACCTTGCATGCCATTTGCGAATGTTGTTGGTGCTGCCATTCCTTGTAATGGAGTTAGCGCTCCAGGTGCTGACAAGCCAAATGCTTCTGCTGCCCCGATATTCTGTTGCATTGCTGATTTTTGAGTAGGGTTGAATGCTGCTACATCAGGACCTTGCCAAGGCATGTATCCTATCTGTTGTGCTGTCTCTGCTCTTGCAATGTTTCTCTCTGATGGGTCTTTAATCCAATCAGGAATCTTTGTTTCTTGTGTGTTGCTTCCGCCTTTACTACTCATTTTAAAACTCCTTTCCTAATACTGTATGTTGTTCTTTCCAACCATCGTTGCCTAGGACTTTCTTCCATCCTTTGCGACCAACTATGGTCATTCCTTCGCACCCTTGAGCCTTCGCCCATTTTACCGCATCTTCGTGCATATCTGTAATCTGTTCAAGTTTCCCGCCTGCTAAAAAGACATGTAGAACTTTCTTGTTAGGATACACTACTATCTCTGTTACAGCACAGCCATTTGCGCCACTCCAAAGTTGCATGTGTCCACTCATAACACCGTCAACCACGTCAACAAAACTATGTGTGTTCAATCCTTTATCTAAGGCTGATTGAATCCACTCTCTACATCTTAGTAAGTCTTCTTTTACGTTCAAGGGTCTAGTGTGAATGAGCGCCAAACTCCGTTAATTGATATTACAGGCTTTTGTAAAACTCTATCCCACATTATGACACCATCTCTCGCTGCAGATTCACCTGAAGTTATAGACTCTAATTTGTTCTTATTCATCCTTAATGTTGATACAAGACGTTCGCCCCAAGCCTTCCAATCAGAGCCTAGAGGTGGTGGTGGTGATAAACTCAACGCTTACCTCCTGGTCTGACTTCCATGCGCATAACACCTGAGCGCCAATTATCATTACCTGTTCCTTCTACTCTTAGTCTTACTTGTCTGCCCGTTAAGCGAACATCTGTAGGATTACTTAGCGTATAAGGTCCATGTGATGACTCACTAGCATTCGGATAGAATCGTGTCTTAAATGTTACGTTTACTTCGCCTTGAGTGTCTTCATCAGGAATAACACTTGTAACCTTCATTACTGTATCACCATTACCTAAGCTAATAGGTCCTGACTCTGCAAAAGGTTTAACTGCTCCGTGTGTATATCCTGTCTCATGGTTGTATAAATTACCACTAGAATCAGACCAAATAGGATTATTGAATGCGCCTCTATCAACACACGCTGTTCTGTCTAATGTTCCTACTGACCAATGTCCATCTTTGTAGTCTAGCATCAAATACTTGTCGTTTTCTAAAGATACTCCTGAAGGATAGAACCACCAAACTTCACCATGTTGTGAATTGTGTACTGCGTATACTTTAGTAATCTGATTACTGTTAATATCGCTAAAAACATAGTCTAATACATCACATTTAATCTCTGTAGCTACTGAACCGTTAAACATGAAGAAGCCTTTATGACCCATCCAATATGCGCCTTCATCTACTGCAACGAGTGCCTTTCGTGATGAAATGCCACATGCTGTGCCAACTCTCTCGAATCCATATACAAAAGGAGGTCCTGAGTAAGTAGCAATGTGAGCATCTTGGTCTGTAACGATAAGAGTTCTACCTCTCATACGAACGCCACACATAATCTGACCTTGCGTTTGTAATTCAAAGTCACCTGCCTCATTTGTAGCTAACGGAGACCATGATGTGTTATCTTCTCTATCACACCATGCTACCTTTCTAGGATTTCCACCTGCGCCTAATGCAAATACGAACCTCTCTTCTGTAACAAGCATTGATTTGTTTGATACAGGTGCATTGGTTAATGCTGTTGGTAATACTGCTGTGTTTAACTGCCACTCGTATATCTTTCCATCTTCAGACGAACAAGAAACCAAATACTCGCCCCATGTGTCTAATGCCCATGTAGTAGCTTCATCATAAGCACCCGTGCCTAGGGATGCCCTTCCATAGTTAGTTTCTCCATAGAATCCACCACCATAGCCTAAGTTCAAAGAGGCGTCTAATGTGCCTGATGTTAATCCCGTAGGTGTAATGTCAGACACCGTACTATTAGGACTAACATAATACAAATGGTCAAATGTAGCGCCTACTAAGCTAACGGCATTTGCGTTAGTAACCCAAGAAATCATTGCTCTAGGTGCTGATGCAAAGGCTGATGTTTTACGTGAAGTCCAACCGCCCACAGGACGAAGTGAATTATCGTGCCAACGTACTAAACTAGCATCTCTCCATCTATTAGACGATTCAAAA